AAGAATTTCGCGAAAGAGGCCATTTGTTCGCAAACTATTGCCCCAACTGCGGCGCAATGATGAAGGAGAACGGGAAGGATGTTTGATTACAATATGGCAAGGTTCTTTATATCGCTGGCTATGTTTTGTACTATGTTTGGCGCAACTGTAGTTTCAGCACTTACAGAACATTATTTTGCGGCGTGGTGTTTTGCTTTGTTGTGTTTCGTGTTTTTGGTTGGGACGTTTGCTTTTTGTGAGGGGTGTGTATCGTGAAAACACCTGATCTAAAACCCTGCCCCAACTGTGGTAATACCAAGCTTGGGATCTATCGTAGCCTCCTTAAAGGAAGAAAATACGAAGTGTTCTGTGGTAAGTGCGATTGGTATGGAAGACAGGCTTTTACCCGCTGGGGTGCTATGAGGAAATGGAATAGAGACTGTGAGCGGTTATCTGGTGAAGAAGTTTTTGGTGTTGGTCAAGCGGGTATACCAGCATATACATGTCCCGATTGTGGACTTGTGTATTGGCCAGTGACACCGTGCCCTAATTGTGGGTCAAACAATTGAGAGGAAGATGGTAATTGAGTAATGCTGAATACCATGTTGCCGCCGGATTATTTGGAATTTATGCGGGAACACTTATGCCAGAAAAGAGTGGTAAACCACAAATATGGAGAAATAAAACTGAGGTAACAGATGAGGCAATTGGAGCAGTCCGTGATTATATGGTAGACAATTGCTTGAAAGAAAACGAAGGCAAAACAGAAGGTGGTTATGAATGGACGCGTAAGGACGGTAAAAAGGTTTTGCTTCTTGTAAAGGTGGTAGATAGCGATGATGGAAATTGATTGCAGGGAATGCGTTAATTGTGATGTCGCAAAAGGCAATTGCAGAATGTATGGTTCAGATCCCGATAAAGCGATTAAGGCATGTGCTGCATATGGATTTGAAAATTATATCCTTGTTGGTGATAAACGAGTCAAGAAGTCACTTATCCACGGAACCCAAGCATGGCGCAATATCCTTATCGACTACGACAAAATGATTCAGGCGCCTGATATTACTATTGAAGACCTGAATAGAGTATTCCGTTATGTGTGTGCTCTTGAATCGCGTCTTAAGCGGGTTGAGAAAGAAAGAGATTCTGCAGTTGAAATGCTTTATGAATCTGCCCCCTGTCTTGCTTGCGAGCGGAAATGCAGCTCCATGTTGGATGAAAATTATATCAAGTATTGCGTGAACTGTTACTTTGGAAGCGAGTTTGTTTATTCTCTTCCGCGGCCTAATGAGAAATGACAGTAGTATTAGGAATAATAATTATCGCTGTGCTTATTTTGGTTGCTGGAGTAACTGGCGCCCATAGCGTCTGTGATATCGCAGATTGGATATATGAGGAGTTTATTAGGGAGAGTGAACGATGAGATTTGTCTATGGCTTTATTGCAGGTATCATTTGGATTGTATTATTATCCTGTTTCAACGATGAAAAGGTACTTTTGAATTCAGATACGCCAATTATTACGTTGGCTATTGTAGTGGCTGGCGCTATGGCAGGAGGTGGATAATGAGTCAAAAGAGAGTTGCGCAGAATTGTTATACAGGATCTCTTCACGCAGTGAAATATTTGTTTGATCGCCCCAAGGATGAGAACGGGTATCTGTTTTCAAACGGGAGATATAAGACGAGGATTAAACCAAATGATTTACCAGATTGGTTTGTGAAGGTTTACATGTATCGTGACGATGTTTATCTTTCTGCCAAAGATGTAAAGCAGCTTTATTATAAGCCATGTTATTTTACCAATCATTTATTTAAGGACGATGCATTGTATATTTCATACGATAAAGAAATTTATGAGGCTGTTGAGCTATTTGGGGTGAGAGATTATGATCATGTTCTGTTTGGCCCCTCGCTTCCTGAATTTGTGAAAGCGGTTAAGAAATATTCTTCTATTGATGTCTGTGAAATTGAAGACGCTATTTCTGCAAAACGAGTGTGGTTTGAAAAAAATTATCCTGACTTTAAAAATATTGATATGGTGGGCATTCATAAGTCTATGGGCTATTGGTCTAAGTAGGAGGAAAAATGGGAATTGATTTGTTTGAACCTTTTAAAGAAATGGAAATGTTTTGGGGCACTCCCGATGGCGACCTGATTTCCGTCGGAAGGGTTAAGGATGAGAAATTAACGTTATCTGCAACAGACGAAGCGGGCGATACTAGGATACTTTTTAGCAAGAACGCTGAATTCACCTGTACTTGTGAAGACGCGAGAATTAATATACAGATGTTGATCCAGCATTTTGGTTCGAATGCGAATAAACGAATTGCCCATCTGGCTGCTCACGCAAAGAAATATAGGGTGAGAAAGAAGAATTGGCGCAGAGCTTTTGATATGAAGGGGTGAAGTAATGCCGATTTATCCATTTGCACTTTTTATTATTGCATTGGTTGTTTATTGCGGTTTGGTGCGTAAGAAAAACATGTGGACATGGATTACTTTTTACTGGCTATTGGTGGTTGCTAATAATATATGCCAATTGCTTGGAGGAAACTGAATGGCGTGGGTAGATCTTATTGGCAAAAAGTTCGGTAGGCTTACTGTGCTTCGTAGGGATGAGAAGAAAAACATGGGTAAGGTGTTTCTTCTTTGTAGATGTGATTGCGGAAATGAATGTTCTGTAAGAGCTGACCATTTAAAAAGTGGGGAGACACAATCTTGCGGATGTTTGCATGCAGAAATCATAAAGCGAGTAAAAACGGTTCATGGCATGGCTGGTAAGCGTTTACAAGTAATATGGAACAACATGAAAGCAAGATGTTACAATCCAAAGAGTCAACACTATAACAGATATGGAGGTAGGGGGATTAGTATATGCCCGGAATGGGTTAATGATTGTAGCAAATTCATTACGTGGGCGTTAAATAATGGGTATTCTGATGATCTTACAATAGACCGCATTAACAATGATGGCAATTATGAACCTCAGAACTGTAGATGGGTTACACAGCAAGAACAGGCCCAAAATACAAGTCAAAATGTTCGGGTGCGTTGCATTGAAACAGGGAAACAGTATAGATCTATATCGGAAGCAGCCGCAGATAATGGTATACATCCAAACTCGATCACAAATGCGCTATATGGTAGAACACGTACAGCCGGAAGAAAGCATTGGGAGCTTGTGGACGAGATTGCTGCTTGTTGCGTTGAGTCATTTCAAAACAGGGGTGATCAGTCATCAAGAATCGACAATTATACACGCTAAAGTTTAATTCAGGGAAATTAAAGGCATGTGGGTACTCAATCACAACCACATTTGATGAGGCTCATGAGCTTGGTGAGGTCATTGCTCTTGCGGATAGCCAAATGCTTAGAACGATCAGGTGTATCCGTAAGAGAACACTAGATCGTCAAAAGGTTGAGAGGCTATTCCTTGAACGTGATGAGCTTCGTAAGCGTTGTGAGAGACGAAAACATACAGAGTCATATGCTGATCGCTTAAAGTGGCTTAAGGATAAAATCAATCGCACAATGTTTATGCCGGATTATGTGACAGTCGTAATGGATCATAAAGCCCATTACAAGTATATGTTCGAGAATGGGTTTGACATTAATGATAAGCATTACGTGCGATTGAGCTGCTCTGCGGGACAAGCCCGTGTAAGCACCGTAGTGTTTTGTGCAGATGATATTGTTGAGGAGGTTGAAAGACGCCTTAATAATGGACGTGATATGATGAAAAAGTTGGCGCCCAGTAAGTTCAATGCGTATTTTGGTCTTGCTGGCAGCGCAACTTTTGAAGTGAGCGAACCTAAGTTCATTGTTGTAAAGGACTATTCCAATTTCTCCACCTTTATGGCCAACTTTGATACAGAGACTGATTGGGACATTGATGATGAAATTGAGCCTCGTGAAGTGACCGCTGAAATGAACCGCACTGATGGTATGGGTTTGATTTCTCCCAGACAAGCTCAGAAGTGGGCAGAGGAGCTGGGACTTGATTATATTCCTAGCCAGTTTATTGTAAGACAAAGCTTTTTGAAAGGCATGGTGTGTACCTTCCCCATCCATGAGTTTTGCGAGGAAGTAAATGGCGGCAATTATCTGGTGGATACTATTTATCAGGATGAGAATGGAGAATACATTAAGGCCGATCTTAGAGATTATGATTTAATCATTGGTGAATCTCAATTTAAGTTATGGGACAGTTGGCCAAGTATGGAGCAGTATATAGAATGCTGTCATCAGAATGGTCTCACCTGGGGCATTGCTCAGTATTCGCCTAAAGAAGCGAAAAATATTTTGACGCTTAATTACCAGTTTATTCAGACGCTTGATTTGAAACAACGAGATGTTGAGAAGTTGGCGTCATTGTTTGTGGATTGGATTGAGGGCACTAGCATGGACAAACGCGAGTATATGCTGCTGTTTTTGCTAGGTGTTAATAATACACAGGAAAGCATTGAATGGTTTTTGCGCAGTAGCGATAAGAACTGGATTAGAGCTTTGATTGTAAACCCTGAATGCGCAAAAGATCCTTATATTCGATTGAAGATTAGGGATTTAATCAGGAACAGGATCAAGAATGCGGCTATGGGTGAGTTACCTATAAAGGGAAATTTTCAAACGATGGTTTCTGATCCATATGCTTATATGCAGCATGTGTGTGGCATGGAGCCCACTGGGCTGCTCAGAGAAGGAGAATGTTACAGTAACTACTGGAATGAGCGTGGCGTTGAGAAAGTGAATTTGGCTAGATCTCCCCAGACATATCGCTGTGAGAATGTGGTTACACGACTGGTGAAAAATGCGCAGACCGAGAAGTGGTATAGGTATTGTCAGCTCGGCGTGATATTTAATTGGTATGGGCATGAGGTTGTAAACCTTGGTGGCGCAGATTATGATGGCGACATAGTGGCCTCAACTGATTGTGAGGCTATTATTAACAATGTATACGAGAATGAGTTGACAGTAACCTATGACGCGCCCAAGCCCTTTAAGAAGGTCTTTGATAAGCAGGATCTCTTTAATGCAGACCTTTTCTCCTTTGGCTCGATGATCGGCAGTATCACGAATAAGGGCACCAATGCTTATGCGTTGTTGCCATTACTGGAAGAGGAATACGGGAAAGACAGCAAAGAAGTCAAGCTTGTGCTTTCACGTCTCCAGCAATGCTGTGTTGCACAGAGCAAGCAGATTGACCGCGCCAAGATAGGCCAGCCCGTTAAGGGTATCCCAGATATTTGGGTCAGACGTCGCAGAATCACAGAAGAGGATGATGAAGCAACTCGTGCCTACAAGGAGCTCATGAATCGTTGCTTGATCGATAAACGCCCATATTTCTTCAAATATCGATATGCTGACAGTAAACGTGAGCATGATGCTTATAAGAAGAGCAGAGACGCCATTTGCAAATCATTGTTTGATACATCAATTGACGAGCTGATCGCAGCCCCCAGAAAAACTCAGGAGCAGCGAGACTGGCTGCGTAATTATCATGAATTTGCGCCTCTCATCGAGAGCAATAGTCCTATGAATTTGCTTTGTAAATACATTGAGCAGATTGACTTCCAGATTGTGAAAAAGTTCAGAGACTCTGGACAATTCAATCCGTCTGTATATATAGATCAAAATTTGGATAACTGGCATGATTATTATAGCGCAGTTATTAAATGCTATGATAGGCATTTAAGAGACGTTGCCAATAATGCAGCTTGCGGCAATTTTGAGGAAGAGCGCATTATTGAAAAGCTTCGTGAGTCAATGTCTTTCATTTGCTCCAACTCGACTATTATTACCAATTGTCTTGTCCAATATTTACTTATTGATAAGCCACGGAAAGACATTGAGATTTTATGGCTGGTTTACGGCAATCAGATGGCGAGAAATGCTAGAAAGAATTATCAGGGAGAGATTGTATTTCCGCTTCCTGATCCAGATGGAGAAATTGAGTATTTGGGGAATAGGTTTCATAACATGGAGGTGACCGATTATAAGCTTGGCATTTAATTTGGATTCCTATAGACAAAAGGAATTTGCGCAGCACGTATTTGGACATGGCTTTCAAGCAGAAACATATGGAAAGCAAGGATATGAGCTTAAACTGCTTGCAGTTTATCTCCGCGATGAATGTGGAATGTCTGATAAAGAGATTCATGACTATTTGATGAATTTTTGCGAGAGGGGCATAGAGAATTATCACTTTAGAAGGCATTACAAGCTAATTGAGACGGCATGCAAATACGCCAAAGACAAAAAGAATGTATTGATCCAGGTGGATTCTTTGCCGGTATATCAAGAAGAGATTATGTATATTGACTCGCTTGATATTTCCTACGATGAAAAGAAGCTGATGTTTTCTATTCTGATGCTTAAGAAGCTGGATAGAGAGTGTTTTGAGCAGCGTAATGGCGGAGACTACAAGATGGCCTATTTAGCGGCCGATGAACAGAAGCTTCGCTTCTTGAAAAAGACGGCTGGCATCTCCAGCAAGCTTGATATCCCTAAAGATGTTTTTTACCACTGGAGAGAAAAGGGTTATATCCGGGTTTCTTTCGCTGGATTCATTTTGGATTTCATGGATCAAATGGAGCACAGCGGTATTGAAATCATGCGTGTGAAGCATTACGACTGTTTTGGCGCCCATTGGGATCTTTTGTTCAACGGGGGAAAGATCGCAGTTTGCAAAGTTTGTTCTAAGCCCATAAAGAAGACCAGCGCAAACAAATGCTATTGTAGTGAACATATGAGATTTACGGAACCTACGGCTGCTCATAAGACCAAACAGATAGTATGTAGCAATTGTGGCAAGAGATTTTTTGTAAGTGCTCACGCTGTTAAAGCCAAGATTTGTCCTTCGTGCGCCAGAAAAGAATAAAACCTCATATAGTTTTTTGAAAGCTTAGGATGCCGGGAACCTTTGATTTATAAGGGTTCCCGGCCACTTTTGATTTTCCATCTATTCGAAAGGAAGAGAAATACTTCCGCCATATAGAAAGGATTGAAAGAATTGATCAAGATTAACAAAAATGAGGCCCAAATGATTCGAGAGGTTTTCCCTGTTGGTATTACCATTCATCGCACATGCAAGCAGAAGTCTGAGAGGCACCACTATTATATGTCTAGCCAAACTCCTGCAATTGCAGCTGTTGAAGATTATCGCAATGGTGCATCAGTAGAAGACCTTAAGCAAAAGTACAAGAATGCAAAAATTGGCCTGTATTTTTAATTGAAGGAGTGAAAAAGAATATGGCAAAGCTTCAGAAGACAATGAGTTTTAATAATGCGATGATTGATCTTGATGCTGGTGAACTGATTGAATACTCCAAGGACGGAGATCCTATTGCTCATTTCAAGTTGAGCGAGATTTTTCAGACTTGGGACGGAGTAACTGGAATTTCAATGACGATTAAGCGCGTTAATGAAGTTTATAATTCTGATGAAGATGGCGAGGGTATCGCTAATGATAATTACTGACTTTAAATTAGATACAAAAGATAATGAGCTTCAAACACTTTGGAAATTGGGCGAGCTGAAGGACAAAGAAATGCTGGAGGCCTCATGGCAGGAAATTGCTGATTTTATGAATAGACATTTCCGCCTCGACGAGACTGAGTATCGAACAGAATCTGCTTACCGGAAGATTTATAAAAACGGGAAAATGTTTTCTGAGCAGGTTTTCCACGTTACTGATTATAGTAAAATTGAGGGTCTGTCTGAAATTCAGGAAGAACGAGTAGCTCTGCTAAAAGAGCGACAGAAGCTGCGGGATGAGCGTACTCAGTATGGCAAATATGTGAGGGACGAGTCTCGGTTTGAACAGCGCCTTGATGAAATGGAAGCTCTGATTATGGAGCAGGGGAAGAATAAATATAATTTCCCCGCAATGGAGTTGCCAATAACTTTTGAGAGCAAAAAAGAAATGCTTATTCTTTTGAGTGACTGGCATATTGGCTTGGAGTTTAGAAATGAATTTGGATTCTTTAATTTAGACGAGGCTGGAGTAAGGTTGGATGAACTACTTGCAGCAATTCGTGAAAAGAAGAAGCTTCATGGATGTGACATTTGTAATGTTGCTGTTATGGGTGATATGATTAGCGGCATTATTAAGCCTGGTATTTTGGTGGCGAATCGCGAAAGCGCTATGCGCCAAGTAATGCTTGCTGCTGAAATGCTCAGTAAGTTTTTGGGAGAACTTTGCTCATACTTTGGAGAAGTAAATTTCGTCAGTGTTGCCGGGAATCATAGCCGCATGGAGGCCAGTAAGGATAAAGCAATTAAAGATGACCGCCTTGATGATGTGATTGCTTGGTATGTAAAGGCTTCTTTAAGGCATCTGCCCAATTTTAAACCTAGAGATGAAGTTGACAATACAGTTGCTGAGCTTGGCATTTGTGGCAAGCTCTATTTTTTTGCGCACGGTGATCATGATGAAATTACGCAGGCTGGTATTTCGAAGCTTGCTTTTCTCCTCGGTGAGATTCCCTATGCGGTTTGTGTGGGGCACAAGCATTACCCAATGATGACTGAGGTGAATGGGGTTAAGGTGATTCAGAATGGCTGTTTGCCAGGTTCTGGTGATGACCACACGATTGAAATGCGTTTGAGTGGAAAAGCATCTCAGACGATTTTGATTTGTGATGAAGACGGTATTGACGCCTATTATCCCGTAAGGTTAGAGGTATAAGGATGCATTGGTTAATTGCTTGTAGAGATGGTGAAACAGCATCTGTTGAAGCGGAAGACCTTGAGGATGCTGTTATTTCTTCCGGGTTTGAAGTGGCTGATATTGTAGCTGCTTTGGCGTCGGATTATTGAGGGTGGTAATATAAAACAATATATTCTATCGCTAAGCTATGGGAAGGATAGTTTGGCTTGTTTAGGTGCGATTGAAAAGCTAGGATGGCCGCTTGATAGAATCGTGCATGCGGAAGTATGGGCTACTGATACAATCCCCGCGGATCTACCGCCGATGGTTGAGTTTAAGAAAAAGGCGGACAAAATTATTAAAGAGCGTTGGGGCATCGATGTAGAGCATATTTGCGCAATGAAACGAGGGGGGCAAGAAACACTTACGAAAAGCGTTTCTACGCTGAACTCACAAAAGGCAAACATGTTGGATCAATTAAAGGGTTCCCACTTACCAAAGGAGCATGGTGCAAACACCTTAAGTACGGAAACGAAATTGACATACGAAAACATCTTTTATCGCAAGATGAAACCGTCTTTGAAGAGGGGGGGGCAACGAATTTACGGATTCCCAATGCGAAAGGGGAACTGGTGCAATTCCGAGCTCAAACTTGGTGTTTTACGGGTTTCCAATCTCCATCGGGAGAGGAAATTGGTGTACAGCCCTCAAGACAAGAGTTTTCTTCAAGCCCCATAACAGAGGGGGCTAATACAAATACTCTTGTTCAGTATTTGGGTATTGCAATTGACGAACCCAAACGTCTTGAAAGGTTGGATGGAATAAACAAATTATCTCCTCTTGCTGCTATAGGTTGGACTGAAGCCGATTGCCGCGAATGGTGCGAAAAGAACGATTTATTGTCGCCTATTTACACAACCTCTACGAGGGGGGGTGTTGGTTTTGCCACAATCAAGGTCTAGACCAATTAAGACTATTGAGAAACAATTATCCAGATTTGTGGGCATTGCTTATGAAATGGGATTTAGATTCTCCCGTCACATTCAGGTCTGATGGACACACAGTTCACGATTTGGATTTAAGGTTTCAACTAGAGAATGAAGGTAAAGTACCTCTAGATAGAACTTTTAGATGGAAGATGTTAGATGACTATAAGAACTTGTAGGGCTGGTCGAAAGACCCTGGTCCACCGAGCGGTGGGGAATTTCCCCGCCATTTTATTATTGTGCAACCACGCGAAAGCGTTTTACTTCTGGTTAATGGGCAGCATTTAGGTGTTGCCCTGATTTGAGGAGTACCAAAGAGCCTTGTGCTCTTTGTTTTGCTTATATGGGTAGGTAAAACTAAGAGCACAACGGATAAGAAAAAAATAAAATGTGAGGGGGACGAGCCTATCCCTTATTTTTACGACACTTGTACATTGCTTAGGATTCAGGAAAAAGCTTTTGAGGAATTCTTTTATGTAAGCGGCCAGACTTTTAAAGAGCTTGAAGAGATCAAAACAAGCAGCCGGAAGGATGCTGAAACAAAAGCAAAGGCCAGAAGTCTCTTGAGGCTGTTCATTGAAAAGAATGAAAAATTTAGAATTGTCTCTGTAAACGAGAAGGTTTATGAAGAGCTTATTTTGCTGAATCTGAGCGCTGACCCGGACGACATTATTATTGCTTGCGCCTCTTTAGCAGCGAAGGATGTTGGAAATATTGTTTTTGCAACAGATGATTTGTCTTGTGGAATGATCGCAAAGTCAAGCGGGCTTAGGACAGAACTTTTCCCTTTTGAAGAACAGCAGGAAGATTACAAAGGCTATGAAACAAGAGCTATGGACGAGGATGAAATGGCTGAGTTCTATAGCCATATTGATCGCAATACATATGGCTTATTGCGAAATCAATACCTGCGTGTTGAAAATATGAGCGGAGATCTAGTTGATATTCGCAAATGGAATGGCGAGCAGCATGCTCCTCTGTATGACAAAGGCATTAGGAGTTTGGCATTTGGAAACAATCTTAAACCACGGGACGAGTTCCAGAAGATGGCTATTGATTCAATTATGAATAATACAATTACTGTGTTGTCTGGTAAAGCTGGCAGCGGTAAAACTTTAATGGCCTTGGCGTCTGCTTTTACTTTGATTGAGAAAGGCGCCTATGATCGAGTTGTAATTTTTGCGAACCCTTGCAAAGTGCGTGGTGCCGTCGAGCTTGGTTATTACACAGGCAGTGCGATTGAAAAATTGATGCAGAACTCAATTGGCAATGTGCTGACCACCAAGTTTGGCGAACGCTATTTGGTTGATCAAATGATTGCTCAGGAGAAGATTAAGTTAATTTCTGTGGCTGATTGCCGCGGATGCGAGGTTCGTGATACTGAGATCCTGTATGTAACCGAGGCACAAAACATGAGTATTGATATGATTAAGCTTCTTTTGAGTCGTGCTTCACAAGGGTGCAAAGTTATTCTGGATGGTGACTTTGATGCTCAAGTTGATAGTTGGCAATATGAAGGCGCCAGCAATGGTATGAGACGAGCCGTGAATGTATTTAAGGGTGAAGAGCTGTTTGGCTATGTTGAATTACCCAATGTGTGGCGCAGCAAGCTGGCAGAGCTCGCTCAGAAATTATAAGATTGAATGATTTGATGGTGGTGATAAATTGGCAGCAGCTAAGACAACGGCAACAAAAGCTGCAGCGCCTAAGAAGAAAATAGGTCGCCCATCAAAAGCTGACCTTGCATTGCAGGCAAAGAGGGAAAAGAGGGCTGAACGCGAACGCGCCACCGCTTTTCTTGAAGAAATGCCTCCGGTTTATAAATGCACTCGGTGTGGAAAGATGGCCTTTGAGGGAAAAGGTAATTTCTTCGCAGTCATTAACAACAAAGCTTTTGAGGGGAATGACAATAGGGCGTCTATTTGTTGCGAGTGTACAGAAAAATTTTTTAATGAATATATTGATCGTTACAAGGATGAGAAGCTTGCCTTGATGCTTGTTTGTATGCATCTGGGCGTTTTCTTTTCTGAACCTTTATACGATACGATGCACGAGAAAGAAACTTTAGAGCCTGAAAAAGAAAAATTTTCAATAGGCAAATATCTCCGTCAGCTCTCTGGGCCACAGTATAAAAAGCAGACATTTCTCTCCTATATGATGTCGTTACTTCAAAAGAGGCAAGCCTTTAATACTCAGGAAGAATCCAGAGACCGGCTTGAAGAAAACTGGAAAGCTGAGGATAGACGTAATAAGCGAATGTGCCTTGATGAAATTGGATACGACTGTTTTGATGATACAGTTTATTCTTCTGCGGATCGCAAACAGATGTATAACTCGTTGGCTCAGTACTTAGGCATGGATGGTGTGTCAGAAGATAAGCATAAACGAGACGCAGCGGTCAGTATTGTGAAAACATCAATGCAGATGGAGTTTGTTGATCGTGAATTAAACCGTGAAAGCAGGAATCCTGACCCGGATTTTTCACGGATCGATAAGCTTATTACTGCAAAAAAGCAGTTGAGTGAAGTTATCAATAAAATTGCGAAAGATAATGCCATTTCAGCCAGTGGTAGTGGCAAACGTGGAAAATCTACAGTTGCTGTTACCGCTATCATGAAAGAGATGATTGATAATGGCGTTATAGAGGTTAAGCCTAATTTGACAGAAGTTAAAATGTGTGAGGCTTTTACCTCTATTGCTGAAATTAGCTCAAAAGCGCTTGTGAACGAAATGAATATTACTGGTGATGAATACGCCATAATGGTCGGTCAGCAGTCTGATATCATTCGTGATCAAGCTGAAAAAATCATGCGATTGGAAGAAGAGAAACGTCTTCTTACCATACGAGTGCATGATTTTGAAGCAAAGAGAAAAAGAAAGACTGTAAATCCAGTTACCTTGGATATCGGAGCTGCCGCTAGGGAGGAGCTTGAAGAAGAGGTAGAACTGGAATTTGAAGGATTGGCGAATCTGGATGGTGATGTTGAATGCTGACAACCATTACAGTGCCAAGCTCAAGAGAGATATCACAAAGGAAACTAGAAACATACGCACGTTATTGCCAAGTAATTCAATGGGGCAGGAAATATCCTATACAATTTGCTGAACGTTTTATGGGGCTGGAGTTGCTGGACTTCCAGAAATATATCATGCTCGGCTCTTGGACAAAGGAATTCTTGGGTTGGCTTGTTTGCCGTAATGGAGGCAAAACAACTGAAGCTGGCATTTATACGATGCTGAGAAGTTTGCTTTTGCCATTTCATGCTACTTATTTTCTAGGTAATACTGGCGAGCAGGCAAAAGAAGTTTTCAATAAGATTGAAAAAATTGCGAAAAACGAGATTGAGTCTTTTGCTGGATCAACAGAATTCTTCATGGGTGAGCTGAAGAGAACGTCTCAGGGTCTTAATGATGGTTTTAGTCATAACCCGGCATCTTACAAATGTGAGCTGTTTAATGGCTCAAGTATTAATACGCTGAACAGTGATATCATCAACATTAAAGGTAAGCGTGCTCATCTAGTGGTGTTCGATGAATCAGGTTGGTTCTCTGATGAGCTATTTGTTCAGGCAGAACAGTTTACGAACCAGGATCAGAACTTCAAAATGGGTGGCGGAATTGATTTAACTGAGGAGCCGCTAAATTTCCCAAGACAGCTTTTATATTGCAGTTCTGCTTCTGATACAGAAAGCAGCTTTTATAAAAAGCTACGCAACTACACAATTGAAATGCTAAAAGGCGATACGAGATATTTCGTATGCAATTTAGACGTGGATATTGTTAGGAATTGTACCAAGAATGGTGATCCCTATCCTTCGTTGATCGCGCAATCAAAGATCGATAATGCGATGAGAGATGATCCAGAAAGAGCAATGCGTGAGCTCTACAACCGTTTTTCCTCTGAAAGCCACGAGGGCCAAATACTGACTCGTAGACATCTGATGCAATACACGAAGCCTTATTTGCCTGAATATAAGAACAGGGGAGATAAGCTTTATTTGCTTTCATGGGACTCTGCGCGTTTGAATGACGGTAGCATTGTTGAGGCTGCAGAACTGATCAACGACCCCAAAATCGGATGGCGTATGGAGCTGAAAAACATCATTGCATTTGTTGATCCGAGCACCAAGAATAAAACACCTATGCGAATGCAGGACCAGGTGAAAGGTTTTCAAAAGTTACTGCTTGATTATAACGGCTCTGAATTTGGGAAGCTTGATTATGAGAATATTGCCGGAGTTATGATTGACGCGGGTGCTGGCGGCCAGCCATATAGTATTTGCGATAATCTTGTGCCTGATTTTGTGGGCTTTGATGGGCAGAATCATCGAGGTATCATTGATTCAAAGCATAAATTAAATGAAGCAGCTGTCCGAGATTTTCCTGATTCTGTTGATGTTGTGACGATGCTTGATCCTCGTGCTCATAGGAATGATCTTTATCGGGCAATTGAGGATATGGTTAAGCTGGGTGTTGTCTCTTTCCCTATGGCTTATGAGGGGAAAGATCAATACACAGAAACACAGAAAGTTAAAAAGAAAGATTCTGAGGGAAAATACTACGAGGAAGAGATTGAAGTCATCCATGCTTTTACGGATGAAGAAAAAATTTCTTTAATGCAAATTGAGTTGCTGAAAACCGAGTTGATTACGATGTGTAAGTATACGAATGGCCAAACGGTTACTTACAATTTTCCCCCGGATAAGAGAAATAAGATGCATGATGACCGCATTTACGCATTTGGCCTTTTGTGTTGGAAACTGGCACAACTCAGAAGAGGGCAGACATTGACGGCTGAAAAGAAGGAGATAGACGTTGATTCTATGCCACTTTTGGTTAGTGCGTTAGAGTTCAACTAATGAGAGTGAGATGAGAACAATGTACGAAAACGCGGTTATTCCGCCTAATGAACTAGAAAAAGAGCGTAAACGCCCGCGGCTATATTACTGTAAGTCAAAGCGATACGCTAACTATATGCTTTCGCATGGATCACAAATGGTACAAATTCAGAATGATAAGTTTAGGCCGGGTTTTCTGGTCTTTGTTTTTTTGTGGGATGACATTTGTGACGCCAATGCGCAAGCATGGGAGAATGGAGAAAGAAACACTTATATTGGATAAATCGATTTTAAGGAGGGAGGTGGTTAGGCATGCCAAGAAAGAGAAAAAGTTCCTCAGATGAATTTGAAGTTGTTGTGCCTATGGCCCCCGCCTTCAATTCAATAAGTAAACCTGAAGAAGCTCGTCATATTGATATGGAGCATTGGGAGATCGCAGCTGCGAATGAGTACGATCCATCAAACCGCGCTCAGTCAACAGTACTTAATGATAGTTCAACATCCTCTACAATTTCACAGGATGACATTGACGATTATGCTACTGCACCACAGGCCGATAAACAGAAAACTATGGAAATCATCAATTTAATCAGACAATATAAGAATAAGGATGATCTGATTGGCTTGGTTGTAGAGGCCATTGAGAATAATGTGAATGCGCGGTACAGGCTTCATTGGAGAGATGCGCGTCATAAAGATATCGATAAAAATGCTAATGAAGAAGTTAAAAAGGCGATTGCAGAGTTTAATGAAAAAATCAATTTGAAGCAGCTGATTAGAGACTCTACAGCTGCCACATATCAAGATGGAAACTATATCATGTGTTTGCGCTCTTCTGGCAAGACACCCTCTGGGACGGATCTTTTGCCGGATTATGTGGTTGACACTTACCCAATTGGAGTTGCTGAAATTAGCCAATATACAGTTGGCGGCGACCCTTATGTCCTGATTGATATGAATACTTTAAAGAGCCAGATTCGTAAGTCTTACACCAAGACGAAAAAGAATAAGGCTCTTTTCTATGACAATGAGACGAAAGAAATTGAAGCGACTTTCCCTAAAGAAGTGGTTGACGCCTATAAGGCTGGTGAACGGTACGCAAAGCTGGATATTAAGTATACAGGTGTTGAGCGTATTAACCATGATAAGCTTCAGTACGGTTTGTCTCCCATCTTTAGAGCCTTCACTCCCATGACGATGTTGGAGATGTGTCGTAAAGCTGACCGCATGGCGCTGCAGACGAGATCCAAAAAAATTGTTGCCCAGTATTTGAACAAAGAAATTCTTGGCCCCAATTGGAACGCGGATACTTATCGTCAACAAGCATATGCTCATAAAACCCTACTTGCTGCTTGGGCCAATAATATTGTGTTGGTTACTGCGCCTGCAACTGTGCGTGAGATCGCGTATGTGGAGCCAAGGGCAGAGTTGACAAATATTGAAGTTACAAATGATTACCGCAATCAGATTATGAGTACTCTTGGTATTTCATTCCTGGCTGATGGCAATTCCAAGTCACTTACAATTGCTAATTTGAGTGTGAAGCAGTTGATGAAAAATATCAACAAAATCACTAAGCAGCTGGAAACCATTCTTCATAAGTGGTACAAGGTTGTGCTCCAGGAAGCTGGCATGGATCCTTCATTGGCTCCGACTATCACTGTTATTGATGCCGAGATGCTTGAAATGGATTTGCGGATGGAGTTGGCTGATATTCTATTTAGTAAGTTCAATGCCAGTTATGAAACTGTGTTTGATCTTATTGGCTACAACGTCGAGGACGAAAAGGCTAAGCGCGAAGTTGAAAACGATGCGGGTTATGATCAGATTTTTATTCCGCGACAAACAGCTTATACGTCAAGCGGCAACTCTAATGATGATAGCGGCGGCGATGGCCGTCCGGCAGATAAGGATAGCAATAATCCTGACAAACAGGCTGGAGATCAGCAGAGAAATAAAGCCAAACAAGAGACCTAATTGTGGATAGAGAACCACTCCTTACAAAGGAGCTTACCACTTTTATCGATATAATTCAAGAAAACAATTTACTGCCCAGAGAGGGGGTGAAATGGATGAATGAGAAGAAAATGTTCGTTGCTGGTTCATATGTTGAGATTGCAGAACACAAGAATTATCTTGAATTAGAGAATCTTGTGTGCTATTACGATTATCCAAATGCAAACGGCTCCCAGGTGAATTATGGCACGACTGATGAGGAGAAGGCTGCGACGCTTGAACGCGCGAAGACCTTGTGCTTGATGCCCGTGTATGCTAAATGCGCAACAAACCGTAATGGCGATCCTACATTTAAGGGTCATGAAATTTCAAGGGGTCCTAAAGGTGAGCTGAAATTTGACACTATCCCTATTGGAACTCACTATAGTGTAAAAATTAAAAAGCATAATGTTGTGGCGGCGGATGGTACAGCACATCGGCTGCCTTGTTTATTTTCTAAACAGAGGATCTGGAAGCGTAACAAGAATGCTGTTGCGGCTATTCAGCGTTTGTTTGGGGAAGGTAAACTTTTTAATTCTTATGAAATGGATGTGAGCCAATATACGTTCAAAGATGGAATTAAGCATCTTGAAGATTATTCATTCCTAGGCAATGCCTTTTTGGGTTATGAATATGCCACTCCTGCTTATGGAACTGGTGGGGGGTCTCAGGTGCTATCGGTTGCGACCGCTGAAGACAGTTTCAGTGATGCGGAATTGATGATAGCTGAGGCACTCTACCAAGATAATTTAGAAAATGAAGTTACAAATTGCGAGGTGAATGAGATGCCTAATGAAGAATTTGAAGTTGTTGTTGAGGCCATTGACGAAGTGGAAACTTCTGAAGAGGTTGCAGAACAGCTGGCCGAAGAGGTTGAGGAGGTAGTTGTATCAGAAGAACAGCTTCCTGAAACTGAAGTCGAGACTGAAGAAATTCAGAACGAAAGTGAAATTGCGCAGGAAGAAGCTGAAGTTTCTGAAGAAGAGGAGCAGACTCCTACACAAGAGCCTGAGGTGTCAGCTCTAACCGATTACGACATTCGTAGAAAGCTTGAAGAGGCGCTGTATGCTTCCACTAAGGAGTATGTGTATTGTCGCCATCTTTTCCCTGCGGATAATTGTGCATGGGTAAAGCTGGATAGTGATCGAGCTGCTGGTGAGCTAAGTATGACTGAGGTTGTATACGAAGTTGTTGAAGATGTCGTAACGATTCTTTCTATGACTCCGATCAGTCTGACAGCATCTCCGCGAGAGCTTGCGACAGTTCTTTCCGAGCGTGAACGCGAGCTTTCTGAAATCAAGGACGAACTTAGCGAACTAAAACAGATCAAGGAATCTTATGACAAGATCGTTATGGAACAGGCTGAGGCAAAACGCAAGCAGGACATTGCTGAACTGCAGAAGTATGTCCAGAACGCTGGTTGCTTTACCGAGGAAGAGCTCGCGGAAGAAAACCTTGTTAAGTTGATTGAGGACCTGCAGATTGCCGAGGTAAAGGCTCTGATTGCTGATAAGCTGATCGCAGCAAAGCTTGAAAAAGCTCCTGTGGTCGAGCAGGCATCTATGACTATGCCCAAGGTTGATCTTGGTTTCGAGGCTGAAAATGTGAAAAAGTCCCGTTCCCGTCAATGGGCGGATTTTATTTCAAAAAAGTAATTTATTAAGGAGGGAAAACGACTATGTTGAAATATGCAATTGTTGACATGATGAAGGGCATTCCTCAGGCTGTTGCCGAGGCTGAAATGACCCGCGGCGCCGTACTGAACGGTGGTCTGTTCCTGGCTGATAAGGAACGTCACAATAACGAGCTGGCTGCTGCTTATAATCTGAAGGAAAAGGAATTTGAAACTATTAAGGTTGGCGATATCTACAATCGCGTGCCCACTCGTGTGGGTGAAGAGTATTACACCACAGAGATTGAAGGTGCCGACGCTATGGCTGCTGGTGATGCCCTGAATGCTGACGGTGCTAAGTTTGTTGCTGGTGAAGGCACTGTGACTGGTTGGGAGTTTGTTGGCGAGTACGTCAATCCCTACGATCTGCCCATGTACCATGTTCGTCGCGTGAAGTAATTTCATTTTTTAAATTCCGCAGTTAGTTAATGCTAACTGCTTTTTATTTTGCTTTTAAGGAGGGAATAATAATGGCTATTGAAATTTCTGAAAAGATGAGCAAGCCCGGCGTTCTGACTGAGTGGGCTTCCGCTGTTGTTTATAAAAATTCTTTGACTGATGACCAGAAAGAGATTTCTGAAGTGATTGATGAGGCTGTCCGCAAGATTGGTGAGACTGGCCATGACCCGAATCATGAGATCGCTTCTCTGATTCAGAAGACTTTTACCGAGGAGAGTGTGAACGCTCCTTCTGAGCTGATCGGCCGTATGTTTGATGAGTCTTCCATTAATGAGTTTGATGATTTTTATGTTGAGGTTGAGCCTAAGAATACCATGATGGCTTATGAAGCTACCAATGGCGGCAATGTGCCTGCGTCTTACATTGAGCACAACTTCATGAAGCCCACCTGGATGAACCTTCAGGCTGAGACCTATATCAACATGTCTGATATGCGTCGTGGCGGTTATCACACTGTAGCTAAGCACATTGAGTTCATCAATGAGTGCTTTGAGAACCGTCGTGTGGCTGCCCTGATGAACGTGATTAACAATGCTATTACTGCCGATATGCCTGGTTATGTTGCTGAGACTGAAGCTCTGCCCAGCGAAGCTGCCATGGACGAGCTGGCTCTGTATCTGCATGATAAGGTTGCTGATGGTGAAGTCTTTATGTTCATGCTGAATCGTTATCGTCAGGCCGCTTCTAAGCTGGCTCAGGCTCAGCGTTGGCCCACTGAAGGCGACAAGAACATGTACAACCGTGAAGGCTTCCTGAATGCCTATGCTGGCGTTCCCATGCTGGGCTTCTCTGGCCAGAAGCGTCTGGCTGACGGCACTCTGATTGTGCCCGATAAGACCATCTTTGGTGTCGCTGGTAAGGTTGGTTCTGCCGTGACTCGTGGTTCTGCCCGTGTTCTGGAAGAGGAAGATATCAATTCTGAGAAGATCCATGTGAAGGTTGCTGGCTTCACCTTTGGTTATGCGATCACCGATATTTCTAAGATCGGCAAGATCGTTATGGCGAAGTAAGAAAACACTAATATCCATTTGATTGGATGATAGGAAAATTGAAATTAGTGGCGGTTTAGTTTGAGATTAAACCGCCACTTATTAAAGGAGCAGATAGAAATGAGTTTTGATAAAGAAATGGTGCGAGTGTTTAACTATGGTCTTTGCAGTGTTGCTGTTAAGACTAACGAGCGTAGCGTTTTGATTAAGGGGACTGATAATCCCAATTTCCCCACAATGGAGTCGTTCTCTTTGAAGGAACTGGAATATGTTAATGCGCACAGTCCCGTTCTTCGCAGTGGTATGCTTGAATTTGCAGAAGAGGAAAGGGAAGAGATTTATAAGGCTCTTCACATCAAGGATTGGGAAACTGCCTGTATTTTTGAAAGTGAAGTTGATGAAATTCTTACAACTCCGACGATTGCTGCCATGCAGCGTGTTACAGAGGTTAAGGACCTGCCGACCATTGACCGCATCTTTGCGCATATGAAGAGACTGATTAAAACAAATCAGGCCGATGTATCCAGCAGGGTTCAGAAGGTTGTTATGACCAGAAGGGACGAACTGCGTGAGAATATTTTCAATTCACGTATTCAGCTCGTTCCTAAAAAGACTGAGCCTATTGATACCATTTCTCAGGAGGTTCTTGATAAGATGGTTCAAGATAAGGTTGCGGCTGCTCTAGCCACTATGGCAACTACGGCGCCTGTCAACGTTGAGGCAGCTCCCGTTGTTGAAGAACCAAAACCTGTTCAAGAAGTAAAGCCTGTGAAGCCTAAAAAGACCACTCGCACTAATACCAAAACAGCTCCTAAGTAAAGAATGAATGGAGGTGATCGCGAGTGACAGATCGTTTAAATGATGTCTACGAAGCATTTTTTGACAAAATTGAGTTGGACTCAGAATATTTTCAATATTTTGACGTCGATGAAATTGAGGCAATGAAAATTGCTGAGGAGCGTGCGCGGTCGTACCTCCGAGAAGCTTGTAGTTATTTACGGAGACATGTAACTTTGGATTTCAATCTTTCCATTGAAAAAGATGAAAATTCTAAAGAGCATTTTGCCACACCACTTACTGAAGAGGCTATCTTTGCCTCGTTGTTTATTCTTGCATCCTTTGTTAAAGATAAGGTACCTGTAGGTGTCTGGGCTTTCATATTCCACTGGTCTATATTTCTGTTTTTGTGCCAGTACCATGCTGTCTTGATGACTGTAGTCAGGAAGGTTTATTCCTCCAAATCTGTTTTTCTTTTTCAAGGTTTCCATTAAAA